GATCAGATATTGGTGTTTTTTCACAACCCGTTAACACTTGCATATTTCTTTAAAATATTTTATAATGAAGAATGTGCTTTTAAATTTATAGAAGAGATTGTTGTAACATGATTAAAATTGTAAAATTGGCTACAGGTGAAGAATTAATCGCAGATGTTACGGGTAGTGAAATACTTACCTTAAGTAAACCATGTGTATTACAAATGGTCCCATCACGTCAGAATCCTGAACAGCCTATGATGGGTATGTTTCCTTATGCCCCTTATACTGAAGATCATTCTATTGAGGTAGATAGGGCTAGAATTGTCTGGAGTGCAAAACCGGTTAAGGAACTTTATAATCAATATAATTCAGCATTCGGCTCAGGAATTCAACTGGCTGGCCTATAATGTTACTTTAAAGTAACGTAACGGTTGCTATTTGGTCGATATTCATATATAATAGACTCATCAACTAAGGAAATGTTATGAAAAAGATTATTGCAATTGTAGCGTTACTTTTATCAACCAGCGCTTTTGCTCAACACGGTCATTATGGTCATCATGGTCATCGCTATCATGGTGGTGGCAGTGGCGGTAAATGGGTAGCCCCCCTTATTGGTGGTGTCTTGATTGGAGCTATTATTTCTGATGCTCGAGCAAACCAACAAGTACCTCAGACACCGGTTATCGTTCAACCATTTCCAATTTATCAACCTAATACCTTTAGTTGCTTAGTTCAGGTATACGATCCTATTACTCAAGTTATTCGGAACGAGGTAATGACTTGTGTTAACAGATAACACGCCTGTAGCTCAACGGTTAGAGCAGGGGCCTCATAAGCCCTTGGCTAGGGGTTCGAGTCCCTTCGGGTGCACCATATTATGAAAACTTATACTGCTGAAATTTTAGACGCCGAAGATGGATCCGGAGACGGTATCCTTCAATTACCAGAAGACTTTTGTAAAGAAGATGACTGGCGTGAAGGTGATCGTATCCATATGGAAGTAGTTGGTGAAACTGTTAAGTTAACAAATTTAGATAGGAATAGACGTGAAGGTATATTTGAGCAAATACCGCTACCATTGGATTAGTCCATATACGGTACTGGAAAAAGTCTTCTTCTGGCGTGAGATTGATTACGACGAACCTATCATTGATAAGTGGTCTGATCGCTTAACGCCTATTTGTCAAGGTATTCACAAAGTTCTCGACTTTATTCATCCTAAGATTAATTACGTAAAAATCGATCAATGGGATACGTGGAGTATGGACTATACTCTTTCGTTTATTGTTGTGCCGATGCTTAAACAGCTTAAGGTAACAAAGCATGGTGCACCTTTCGTAGATGATGAAGATGTGCCTGAAGAGTTAAAGAGTACATCAGCACCTCCTAAAGAAAATGACTACGATACTGATGAAAATCATTTTAAGCGCTGGGACTGGGCTCTTAATGAAATGATCTGGGCGTTTGAACAAAACCTAGATACTAACAGTGAAGAGAAGTTTTTTGATCATGCAGAGTGGGATGAGAAGGAAAAAGACTTTGGTAAGAATCTTCATAAGATTAAAATAGATCAACCAGGGCTTAAAGCTCACCAAGATCGTAAAGCAAACGGGTTCCGTTTATTTGGTAAATATTATTCAGGGTTGTGGGATTGAGTATATTAGTTATTACCCCTACTACAGGGTCACCAGAACTTGCTGATGCATTACATTCGGTATTAAATCAAACAAATAAAGAGGTAGAACACCTTCTAGTAGTTGATGGTGTTAAATTTTCATCCAGAGTAGACGAGGTATTAAATGATGCAAGAATTATTACAGGTGGAAAAGTTAAACGATTGGACCTACCGTTTAACACCGGTGGGGGCGGCTTTTACGGGCATCGAATCATGGCTGGGTTTGGCCATCTTATCAATCACGATTATGTTCTCTTCTTAGATCAGGATAACTGGTTTGAACCCAATCATATAGATTCACTTATAAATACTATTGAGTCTAAAAAATTAGACTGGGCTTATTCGTTAAGACGAATTTTTGATAAAGATAAAAATTACATTACTGTAGATAATTGTGAATCACTAGGTCGTTGGCCTGCATGGGTAAATAAAGATGCTCACCTAATTGATACAAGTTCTTACTGCTTTAAGACGTCCTTCTATCGACAAGTATGTCATATCTGGGATCATGGGTGGGGCGGGGATAGAAGATTTTATACTATTTTAAAAGACCACATTAAGCATGATAACTATGCATGCTCTGGTAAATACACACTTAATTACAGGTTAGGGGGTAACGATGGCTCAGTTCAAGCCGGATTCTTTATTGATGGGAACAGCAAACAAGCGGACATTTATCCCGGAGGTTTTCCCTGGAACCTGTAGACCAATAACGCGGGGTAGCTCAGTAGTAGAGCGCTGGACTCATAATCCAGAGGTCGGAGGCGCGCAACCTTCCCCCGCATCCCCTAATCCTAACATTGTACTCGGCTACAATTAATGCGACTACTTTTCCTGATACTCGCATTACTAACGAGCAATGCGTTTGCTTTCAGCATGACCGCGCAGAGCTGGTTAGAGACTGATGATCAAGGTAACTTGATTGAAGGTTATAATATTACCGAGGTTCGTTCTATTGCAAGCATTACTAAGCTAATGACTGTGATTGCTGTCTTGGATCTTAAACAAGATATGCATGAAAAGATTGGTAAGTTTACCAGAGGTCAATTAGTTCAACTGGCTTTAGTTAAATCCGATAATGATGCCGCAAAAGCATTATGTGATAATTTTCCCGGAGGTCGTTTTGAGTGTATTCGTTTCATGAACGAAAAAGCTAACTATCTTGGAATGTATAGGACTAAATTTGTTGAGCCTACCGGGCTTAGCCCCATGAATATCAGTACTGCCTTAGACCTTTTAAGACTAGTATTTGAAGCTAGTCATTATCCTGAAATTGTTAGAGCCAGTCAGACCCCAGTCTTAAATATTCAGGTTGGAAACAAAGTATTATCATACCATAATACGAACCCCGTTATAGGCAAACGCTATAACTTTATTGTCAGTAAAACGGGTTCAACCAATTCCGCAGGGAGTTGTATTGTAATGATGCTAGATACAGATGTTGGACGTAAGGTGGTGATTTTACTGGGTGCTAAAGCTGGTAAAAGATTACCTGAAGCAGAGTATATTGTTTATAATTAAACGCTGAAACTACTACCACACCCACAGGTAGATTGAGCATTTGGATTAGTTATTTTAAACTCTGAACCCTGGAGGTCTTCTTTATAATCTATATTGGCGCCTTGCAAATACTGCATACTCATGGCATCTATCAGGACTTTGGATGTACCTAAAGGCATTTCAAAATCATCCTCATTCATTATTTCATCGAATGTAAATCCATAACTAAATCCTGAGCAACCACCACCCTGGACAAACGTTCTCAATTTAAGATCTGGATTACCTTCTTCAGCTAAAAGATCTAAAATTTTTATTTTTGCTGATTCTGTTATTGTTATCATACTCGGAAACTTTCTCCGCAACCACAACGGTCACGTTCATTTGGGTTTTTAAAATTAAATCCTTCATTGAGTCCATTACGCACCCAATCCATAACTATTCCATTTAAGTAAGTTAAACTTTTAGTATCAACCAATACTACAAAATCTTTTTGAGCATAATTAGTCGTACCAACTTCAGCATCATACTTGTCAACATATTCCATTGTATATGCTAAGCCACTGCAACCAGTAGTCCTTATACCAATTCGAATCCCAACTCCACTGCCACGTTTCTGAAGTTGTGATTTAACTTTTTCATATGCCTTTTCAGTTAATGATATCATATCTTAGGTCCATTAAATATTGGAGTGCTGGCTTCGCCGGTACCCAGCACACAGGACATTTTTTCATCAAACTGAATTAATGTCCATGACTTGGTCTGCTCGTTCACAAACAAACTATATTTTGGCAAGGGGGCACCAGATTGAATGCCCAACCAGATGGGCTTTTCTTTGTAGTCGCTGCTAATTAATCCTTGAAACAATGTTTCTGTTTTAACACATTCCACAGGCTTTTGTACTGTCACTGGCTGTGCAAACACAGAACCTGTCAGTATGACGCCAAAACCTAGCCACCTAATCATATTTTTTCTTATAGTCTTCAACTGCTGCTTTTATTGCATCTTCTGCAAGTATTGAACAATGTATTTTAACCGGTGGGAGGGCAAGTTCTTCAGCAATTCGTGAATTAGTAATCTCTCCCGCTTGGTCAAGTGTTTTTCCTTTGACCCATTCTGTGACAAGGCTTGAGCTTGCGATGGCGGATCCACATCCGTAGGTTTTAAATTTGGCATCTACTATAATACCCTCTTTTACTTTGATCTGTAACTTCATTACGTCACCGCAAGCAGGTGCGCCAACCATACCAGTACCAATATCAGTATCATTCTTTTCAAAAGATCCGACATTCCTGGGATTTTCATAATGGTCAATTACCTACGAAAATCCAAAAACAGCTATGACTAAGTTTAAAGCCATAGGATGCACCATCTTTGAATTTTTTGATATTGATAATGCACAAGCATATCTTCTTAAAAACAATGATGGTACACACGTATTAAGTTTTAGAGGTACAGAGGTTACTGAACC